TCTTTATCAAGAGGAGCAACATATCCATTAAGGAGTTCACTAAAAACGAACTTTCTCTTAACGAATTGCAATTCACTTGGATCAACAAAAGCTGACATATTAGCATCTTTCTTTGCCGTAGTAACATCATAGCCCCACTTCTTATAAAGCGGAGCAATAGTTAAGAGGTTAAATAGATGCGAAATACTCTTAGCAACACCAGAAGCGTTATCATCTCCAACAGTTCCTACACGAACAAATTTTTGAAAGTTGCCCTTAGAAACATCTTCAACAAGAGTATCAAAAGCCATTCTCATAAGAATACTATTCTCAACCGAGTTAAAAAACAAAGTTAAGATCCATCCACTAGACAGACCTCCATATTTTAAAAACCAGGTTAAAATGTATCTCATAAATTGAATAGATCCACTCCTAACACAAATGTAAACAGAAAACGCAGCTTTAACTGTATATCCTAAACGAAGAGACAACTTAAACATGAAGTAAGCAATAACACGATAAACTCCCAAATTGTGGGAGGAATCAAAACACTTAAAATCCATATCAAGTTGAAGGAAGTCCTCATGCAAAATCCAAGTGGCAAATTCATCCCACTGTTTAGATCCAGCATTCATACCTCCATAACACTCAGTACGCTTAGGATACATCAAAAATAAGACAACAATAGAAATAGTCATCATTCTGGTAGGAAGATTAAACTCAGCTTCTAAGTTCGTAAACAAACGAACTTTATAGTCATCTAATTTCTCAGTAGTTCTAATTTCATCTTTCGCAACATATTCTGCACGAGGAATCGTCAAAATTCCTTTTTCCCACTTATCCAAAGTGGTTTGAATACGTTCTTTAACGCCTTCATCGAATCTATATTTTCCAGGTTCATACTCAACAAACATATCATACTTGTTCTTAATACCCGCCTCACGGCAAGTAATACCACAAGAAGTCTTAAAGCAAATTCTAGATATGCCCAATTCAGCAACACCAAAAAACGCTTCCGTCAACTTAACAGGTGTAGCTCTGATTTTCATCTCATCAACAAATGACTGAGGAAAACAATCCTCAAGATAAGAATCAGCAGCTTTTATACCAAGCTCTACAGGAAAATCAGCGCCTTTGCCAAATCCCTCCATCGTATGCTGAAAAGCACTTTTATAAATACCATCCTTAGTCAGTCCGGAAACTTTCTTTGCATAATCAAATCCCTTCGACAACTTCGAATAGAAATGATCATACCAACGAGAACGTCTCTTAGAACTTCTAAAATGGTTAGTTGCACCGGGTTCAGTACCCAGCACATCCAAAAAAGGACTTTCAACATTTCGAACATCAGAATGTTCATCAACAGCAATAACTTGGAAGTTTCCACCGAGCAACGAACAATCGTTCACAATTGGTTCATCTAGAGGTTTAACCATTCGGCTAAAAACCTCTTGACAGGCCAACGTAGCACCAACTCTCGTCCAATTACCGTTATCCACAGAACTATTAAGTCCATAATAAACAAAACCAATAATTCCTACACCAGAATGAAATCTTCCAAGCAACACGGACATACAGTCTCCAGCCACTAAAGAATCATTCCATTCTAAAGAATCATAACTTCTATCCAAGAAGCGTCTGTTTATAGGACTAGCCACAGCCTTGTGACTTCCAGTAGAAGAAACCCTAGTAACATCAATCTGATATTTAACGGGGTCCTTAGGGAAATAGTTCATCAAACTTCGACAAACGAACGGCATATTATGCCTAAACATAACCCACTCAACGGTGGGATCAGATATCATATCTTTTACAAAAAAGGAATGAGGCCAAGCTTTTGGAAAAAGCGTAAACTTATGACACCGAGGGGCACCATTTTCATCAAACAAGTAATGTCTATTTATCGCAAAGAAATCATTAGAAAGAAGTAAAAATTGTATTTGACATCTTTCCTTAGATTCACCTTCAAGTAACAAATAACATCGCTGTAATTGATTACGAACAATAGTCTCAAGAGCATCCATGGAAGTACCAAGCGTCATTAAATCAACTCGATTCATAACACTTTCAGTCTTTCCCCACTCTCTCCTTTTAATCTCAGGAAAATTAGCTTCTTGTCTATAATTAGTAACAATCATACTGTCCGGATCGACATCTTTCTCGTAAATAGGATTTGCGAGACCGTCAATCTTAACATTTCTTTTAATCATATACTTAATAAACATAGCAGCGCCACCAGCGCCACACAACATCAAAAGAAGCTTAAGCTTTTGTCTACACCAAAGAACAAACCTTAAATAATACTCTTTGGCTAACAATTCACAACGTCTAATAGGGTCCAATTCCATGAACTCAT